CGGCGGTCTGCATGATCTCAAGGTCATTGACAACATATCCATCACTAAAGTCTGTCTCAGCCTGTGACTTGAGATTCTTATTCTGTTGTGTCGTCACGTTCTGCTCAATGAGGATCGCGTTCTGCCGGCGAGAGATGGCGCCGGCCAGCGCCTTGTTGGCCTCAACCCGCTCGGCGGGGTTCATGCTGTCCAAGATCGTCTGCACCCTGGTCGGCAACGTGCCGGCGTCGAGCTGCTTCTGGGCGCCGAGGGGGTCTTGGGCGAACTCTGGGCTGTTTGCATAGTCCGATACGACGGCGACCTTGGCATCGCTGATCCTCGAGGCGGCTGTCGTAAGGGTGCTTTTGATCTTGCTCTCACTGTGACCGCCCTGCTCGAGCCTGGTGCGGATACGGCCCAGGTGGACAGACAGCTTCTTGTTGAGGGCGACAGGCTTCTCGCTGGTCACGATGTCGGGCGTCGTCTCCCCACCGTGGGAGAAGATCGTCGCCTCGAGATCATCGAGGATGGTGTTCACATCTTGGAGGCTCTCATCCTTCCGCTTCTTGAGCTCCTTGGTGGCAAAGTTGCGAGCAAAGGTCTGCACTTGGCTGTTTGCTGCCAAAGCGAGAGAAGCCGACACCTTGGCCGCGGCGCTGGGCGAGATCGGCAGCATGGCCTCGGTATGGTTCTTGACGATTTCATCGAGCATCAGGCCGAATTGACCTGGCGTTATGTCAGGATTGGCAGCGGCATCGAGAGTGACCTGGGTGAGCTGACGCCGGCCCCGCATCTCGAAGCGATCCTCGACGACAGCAAGGGCGCCGGCCCGAGCTGCTCTCTGTTTAATACTGAATGAAGAAGGATCGCCAGGCAGCGTAACCTTCTGGCCGAGCTGCCTGGCCGTCTCGATCTGCTCGATGGTCGGAGCGTTGAGAGCGCCGAAGGTTTTCCCCTCGGACTTCGCGATCGGCGCCGCCGCCTTATTTAAGAAGCTGGCGATGCGGCCTGACTGCTGGGCAATGTTAGCAAAGCCCTGCTCTTGCACTTTAGCCAGGGGATCGTTGGTCGAGACGGCGATGTCGCCGCCAGACCTGGGAGCCTCGAGAGCTTTAGGATCAAGGATTGGGAGAAGTGCCATGTCCTACGCTCCAAAAGTTGTAACTGGGTAGCCAGAAACGGCGTTAGGTGAGATTGGCGGTGCGACGCCAAAATTGCCTGGCGCCGTTGAGATCGGAGCGAAGCCACCGCCGGCAATCCCGCCGAAACTGCCGCCAGCATTGGCGCCGGCGCCGGCGGCTCCACCACTAACTCCGCCAGCCGTTGGCCCCCCGAAGCCACCGAGCATTCCAAATTGAAAGAGGCCCATGCCGAGCGTGAATAAAGCCGAGGTGATGCCGTTCTGTCGAGCTGCGCCGGCGGCGGCGTAGGCCTGGCCGGCCTGGAACTCGAATTGTCTGGCCTGGTCGTTGGCGAGGAGCTGGGTAATGAGGCTGTTCTCCCTGGAGACGACGACGTTGAGGCCACCGACGTTGAGGTTCTTGTTCTTGGCGCCGACGGCGCTGCCGGTGAAGGCGTCCACATTGCCGGCGGCGGCGACCGCCGTAACCCTGGCGAGGTTCTCGAGGATCGCCTGTAGACCTTGGACGACCTTGGTCTTATCTTTAAGGGCGTCTTGCCGGCCCTTCAACTTGGTGAAGTCGGCCTTGACCAGCAGAGCGTTGCCCTGGCTTTTAAGCCCAGCAGCCTGTGCCTCGCCCTGCTTGATCTGTGCGAAAGCCGCTACAGCAGTCAATGCTAATGCTACGCCAGGCAGTCCCATGTCAGTTTCCTACACTCACAGTGTAATCGAGTGCCAGCAGCGTGAAGAACAGCGGCACATCCTGGGTGATTTCGATCTGACCCTTGAGATCGTATCCGAGAAAGGGGCCGGCGCTCTTGGTGCCGGTGAAGAAGTCCACACCGCTGTCGAAATCATCGATGTCGAAGCGGCGGAAGGGAACGACCTCGCCATTGATCGTGAGGTTCTGTGTATCGTTGAGGAGAGCCGTCGTCTTGATGACCCTCTTCTTAAAGCCGGTAACCGGCCCCGATGACAGCCTTGTTTCCACCGGCATGGTGCGGCAGAGCGGCGTCGTCTTGGTAGCGTCGCCGTCCAGGTCATCAGTAAAGTCAGGATAATCGAGGCCGATCTCGACATAGGTGAAAGCCGGCCTGGCGAGGGTCAGGGAGTTAGAGGCGACGGCCTGGTCTTCCTGGCCGCTGTTATCAGTGACGATCTTGACCGTCTCGGTGTCGAGGTGAGAGAGGTCGTCGAGCTGGGTCACGCTAGTAAAGGTCACGACGGCATTATCTGCCGGGGAACTGGCGAGGGTTTCCTCAAGGGTCAATGTCGATTCATCTCCTGACAAGGCTCCCGCCACCGTGATCGTATAGGTTCCGGTGACACCGGCGACCGTGAAGGTATCGCCAGCAACTGGCTGAACGGTGAAGCCATCGACGATCAGGGTTGTGCCGCTCTGGGCCGCGCCCTTGACCAAGGTCGTCCCGTATGCCGGTGGCAGGGTTTGCTGGGCCGAGTCGGTCGTGAAGTTATCGTCGAAGGCTTCGAGGTAATAGACATCGGTCGAGTTGACGCTCCGCTTCACGACCGCATAGATGACCGGCGTGTCGGCCTCATCGATGCCGATGTCCTGAAAAGTCCCCTCGGTCGTCCAGAGGGCCGGGGCGATGACGTTCTGGGAGCGGAGAATCGAGAAAGCGGCGATGGAGCCGAGGAGCGTCCCGGTCCCGCCGTTCAGGATCAGCAAGAGATCGCCTTCATCGACGTTGGTCCCCCGTCGCAGGGCCATCCTCGTCGGCGACTGCAAAAGATGGGATGACAGAAGGCTGATGTCGTTGGATGTGAATGACCCTTCGAGATCGGAGAAGATCAGTTCCCTGATGGCCTTGCCGCCGCGCTGCACATATAAGGTGCCGCCCTCAGTGATCTGAGGCCTGATGCCAGTCGCCGATCCCCGCCTGGTCGCCGGCTTGAATAGAAAGCTGGTCGGAGTCAGTGGTTCTCCGGCGAGCTGCGGGACGGTAAATTCGGTGCCGGTCGTGAAGGTGATGAACTCACGGCCAGAAATCACTGCCGTCACTGCATTGACCTGATCAGTGTCGATGGTGGCCTCAAGGCCTTCATCATCGAGCGCCTGGCCGGGATCGAAGTCGAAGAACACTCCGACCTTCGAGCCCCATACCGTCGTCGGTAGGCTTTTGGCGCCACCGACGATTAGCCGACCTTCATGGAAGGTTGCCGTCCGGGGCCAGCCGCGAGTCGTTGACCAGGCGTCCCGGTATCCCTGCTCGATCGTCCAGTCGCCTGACGAAATGGCGCCGGTGTCGAAGAAGGGAGAGATCGTCACGGCCTTGACGACAGTCGTGCTTTCGATCTCGAGAATGCGAGCCTCGCCGATGCCGCTGCCGTTATCGTAAATATGCTGGCCGACCTGGCTTGTGACGGTGAACACCGAGGTGTTATCCGGTTGCGTCGTCCACGCCACCGACACCGTCGCCACCTTGGTTGCGCCAACATAGTCGGAGATAACCCGCTCCTGACCCACGCCGGTCCCGCTCTGGATAATCACCGATGAGCCATTGTAAATGTCGTCGGTGGCAATGGCCCCGGCATGGAGCGTAATCGTCGAGGCTCCACCGGCTTGTGCCGTGTCGTCCTCGCCATCATGGAATACTGCCGCGCCAGCCGTCAGATCAACCCTGCCATCTGTCGCCGATGGCGTGAGAGTTTGGGCGGGTTTTGTATCAGTCGCGGTGAACAGATTCCGGGGAATATTCACCCAAGCAATATTTGTCACAGTCCAATCAGCATCGGTCGATCCGCGCTGAATCTGGATGGACTTCATGTCTTCATGGAACAGCAACAAGGTGTCAGCCGATTGCGTCCACCAGAGGTCGTCCAGTTCCGAGGATGTTATTCCATCCACAACTGTATCCACAAAGCTGTCCACAGTGGCAGTCTCGGTAGATGTGCCGCCGGTGATTGTCTCTGTCAGAGTGAAGTCGGCAGACACAGATCGGACCAGCAAGGTCGTGCCGTTGTCGGCAAGAACTTCAGCCGTCGAGGAACTCGTTCCGCCCGTGATCGTTTCGCCTTGCGTGAAGGTTCCGCTGGCCCCGGAGATCGTGATCGTGACTTGCGGATCGACATCGAGGTAATCCCGGCCCGTGATGCCGTTGATGTCCTCGACGAGGACACCGGCCTTGAAGACATACATTCTCGTCCCCACAAACAGGAGCATATAGGTCTGTGTAGTGGAGAAAGCGAAGCCAACCAGCGCGACACCGTTCTCGGGAGTCGCGGCTGACGGGATCAGGAACTTAAACGGGAGGCCTGGCCGGCGATCGATAGTGCCGCGAGGATTGATGATGACGTTGCGAGCTCGCTCGAGGGCGCTCTCATACTGCTGGAGATCAAGACGGCCTCGCAGCTCGGGATTAATTTCCCCGACGGTGAAATTGGTCTGTAATTTTATGACACGGCTCATCCAAAGGTATCCGCCAGTGACAGCCGACTATCGATAAGCGGGAAGTCCTGGATGAACTCGGTCGGTGTTCCCTGGCCGTCAATGGTTGCAGCCTGGCGGAAGAACCCGCCCCGGCCACCCTCGGCGGGGTTGCCGATGGCGATGCGTTCCCAATGCTGGGCCTTGGTGATCTGATCGGTGATCGGCTCGGCAAGATGCCAAGCCATGAAATACTTCAAAAGCTGGATGAAGTAAGTCGGCATTTCCGCCTCGAGGGGGATGAACTGATAATCGATAACGATCGTCGTCTGATCGGTAATCAGGTCGTCGCCAAGAATTTCCCAGCCGGCAGTGATCGGCGAGATGCCGATCGCCGTTGAGTTGAACACCGCCCCCGGAACGCCGGTAAGGCTGTCGGACGGCATTGGAAAACTGTTTGTAAACTCGTTGACAGGATCGCCGACGCTCTCTTGGAGCTGCACCTTCTTGAGTGCGAAGGCCCATCGGTACATCGCCAACGCCATATCCCTCACTTGAGGGTAAAGGGCCTCGCAGATGCCGGCCCTCACCGTCCCATCAGTGAACGATACAATCTCGGCCTCACCGAGGAGAATTAATGCATGGGAACAAATCTTAACATCTGTATCACCAGCCGCCATGTCACCGCTCCTTGGTTATGCGTTGCTGGTCGGCCTCGCGCCTGAGAAGTAAATGTAGTCAACGCTGACATCCGTTGCTACGTCAGCATCGTCCGCACTATTGCCCCCGATGAACGGGATCAGCAACGAGGTCGTCGCGACCGCCGTGGTTTCACTTTTGACCAGTGCGCCGTCGATGTAAAAACGTGCATCGCCTGTCGCATCGACCTCGATGCGTAACACCTGATAAGTGTCTGCGGTCGGGCCAGCGGAATGTGCATCTTCGGCGGCTGAATTGCCAATCGTGCCAGCGTTTTCGGAGCAGAACTGCCATGTCGTCGTCGCTGTCGCGTCTGTGGAGAAGGCGAAGCAGACCGCATTGGTCAACGACAGGCCACCATCGGATATTGTGCCGCTATTGACTTTGTACAGGCTACGCTCGGTGGACTCGGCCAGAGTATCCGACAGCCCGAAATTCCAGCTTGTGCCGGTGATCTGATCAAAGGAGACACGGCACTCGAAGACGGTCTTGCCCAGGCTCACCAGCGAACCCTTCGCCAGAAGGATCAGGCTCAAGACAGAGCCGTCATTGGCCCCGCCAGCACCACCAGAACCCATGTCAACTTTACCTTCGGGAGCGGTTACGGTCGCGGCGGCGGTCGCGTCGCCATCAGAGCCAGCAAACACGATCCAGTTGTTTGTCGTATCAATCGCCGCATCGAGGAAGTCGTCGAACAACTGGAAGCGGTAGCGAGGCGTCTCGAAATCCGATGCCGCAAGTCGCTGGGCTTCTTGGTTCTTGCCGTAGACGATGCTGTCGGCGGCGAGAATAGGGCCAGCAACCTCGTCGATTTCTGAAATTCTATGTGTCGAAAGTTCTCGTGCCATAATATGTTTCCTTATGCGGCGGCTTCAGTTGACGGCGCACCGACGGCAATCCAGCCGTCCAAGGTTGCGCCAGATGATCCTGTGAGTTTGAGACGTAGAACGTGAGAAACCACTTGAACATGGGATGCTCCATTAGCCGTCAAAGTGGCGATGTTTACCCACGTTGCTCCATCGTCAGGCGAGGCTTGCAGGGCCATCGTGCCACTGCCCCAGGTTCCTTCTCCATATAAAGTAACTTCCCGCATCTCGTCATCGTCTGCGCCTTGGATGTCAGGCGTGACTTCGTTGGTGCTATTGCCGTCTGCGGTAACTGCCGCGAATAACTTGTGAATCGCCATGAATGGTTTCTCCAGAGGAGTAGGGGGAGCCGAGAGGCCCCCCCTTATCCAAACAAGATTTAATCGGTATCGGACGCGCCGATTGCATCAGCGTCGGCTACATCGATGACCCCCGAAGCATTCGAGAGAACAATATGATGACCAAAGACCGCCGTACCAGCGGATGTGCCGTGAATGTAAATCAGATCGCCGACATTCATCAAATCTCGGAGTCCGGTGTTGGTCGTTGTCCCATTGTCGAAATAGCCAGAGCTATCGATGGTCGCGGGAGTATCCTCCGAAACATAACTCCACATTTGCGGAGCGTTACCCGCCTTCGAGCCGCCACCAATCAACGAGAGATTTTCAAGATTCAGTGCCATGACAGTTACTCCCTTGTGGTGATTTCAACAAGGCCTTCGGGATCGATCGCAACGGAGCCGGCGGAGAGCTTCCCGGTAACAAGCCAGGAGGTCTTCTCGGCGACGTAGTTGATCTCGGTGGATTGCGCCATTGATTCGGCGTAGCCCATCGCATCCTTGTGCCAAGCGAAGGCCGTCCGATCAGAAGAGCCGTCGATACTCAGCCCACCTTCATCACGATCGCCCATCATAATAAATTTAAATCCCAAGAAGGAATCTACCGAACCATTTACTAAGCTGCGGACTGTGTTGAAGTCGCTCGAAGAAATCTCTGTTTCGGACAAGAGATTCGCCAGCCCATCGGCTGACATCAGGAAGAAGCGATCACCGGCAGGGACATTGTTGGCGTCCAGTTGGCGTTTCGCTTCGCGAATTTTCGCGACGTTGAGGTTGCTATCCGTTCCACCGATGTCGTTGGAGACAGTGGCGGTCGGGGTAGCCGCGACCATAGCGTCCAGCTTAATCTGATCAGCTCTCCGACCAATCGCGCCAGCCACGACCTGCACCAGTTCTTGGCGCTCTTCGTAGTTGACATGGGTCTGGTCGAAAATATCAGTGTATTCTGGAGCGGCATAGTCGGCCAATGTCGCAGAGACATTGGTGTGAGCAATGTTGAGCGGGGTCACATCCGTTTGGGGAATGCGGATACCCGCGACGCCCTTCCCGATCAGGGGAAACGTGACGGTAGAGCCCACGACGCCGGTGCGAGTACGGCAAGTTCCGGCAAGCTGCTGCTGCGCCTGGTATGCCTGTTTCACCTCGGCATCAAACAATGTCACAAAGTTTGTAGAAAGACTGACAGCCATCGGGCTATCTCCTTTTCTGTTTGCGACAAGACGCTACAGTTATCAGGCGATGCCTGGCTGTGGCTCGGGAGAAAGCCTCCCGTTTCACTACGGGATTTCCCCGCTACCAGACCGGCCCATCAGAGACGGGTTATCAGTCAATATTTCCTGTATGGCATATATTGGGCGCCGTCAACCCACATCGCCCAATATATTGTAGTTAGAACCTAACGTGGTTGTCGGGGTCAGTGCCGTAAACCAGGGCGAATAGCTTCTCGACGCGAGCTCTCTCGGCTGGGTTCTTGTGGTATTCCTCGGTGCCGACCATCTGCTGAAGCTCTTCCTTGCTCGGCAGTGGCGCCGCCTCATCGGGGATGTTGGTCGGGATCGTCTGGGTGTCGTTATAGAACCGGCGAAGGTTCATAAACACCCTGACGCCGGCGGCAGTGCCGGCCATGATGTTAAACTCTTCCCGGTCGTCCTTTGAGAGGTAGCCGGCCTCAAGCATCTTGTCAGCCCACTCGACCTGGCTCTCGATGATGGCGTCGGCTTGGGGTCCGAGCACCTTCTTCTCGGCATCGAGGTTGAAGGTCGCCTCCTGGGCAACATCAGATCGGTTTTGCATCACCAGGCCGACTAGGTCTTCATAGTCCTGTTGGGAGAATCCCTTATCAAGGGCGAGCTTGTTGAAGGCCTGGAGCATCTCATCGTCCTCCTCGACCTTGCCGTCCATAAACGTGGCGTCATATTCGCCGTTCTTTGGCGCCTTATGCTTTCCCGATCGGAACTTGCCCTCGAGCTCGGTGTAGGATTTTGCCAGGCCCTCGGTATCGATCTCGCCGTCCTTCCAGAATTTTTCGGGGATGTGGTCGGGCCGATCCGCCGGCTCGAGATCGCCGGTGTCCTTCCTGAGATCGACCTTGTCAACGTCGGGCGGCGGATCAGCACGGTGCTCGACCGTCGTCTCATCTTCGCGGATATTCTCCTCGGCCTTGTCGGCAGCTTTCGCAGCCGTCGCTTCCCCGGCCAAGCTAGTCGGCGCCTGGTTGTCGGGCATTGCTTGTTCAGGCATTAAGTATTACTCCTCTTTTTTCCGTGATTTACTTGGAACATATTTTCTTGGCATAGTAGCCTTAACGAACATACCTCGCCGTCGCGAGCTGACCTTACTTGATTTCTTCTTCGTCGTTTTCTTAGCCATTACTTTCTCTCCTTCGCTCGTTTCATCCTGGCCTTCAACTCTCTTATGAGAGTATTTTGACCCTCTCGAAAAAAGCCGTAGTCAGTCGTGAAGCCAGGCGCCCAGGTGGGCTGGTGCAAGAAGCTCTTCTCGAGGAAATCGAGAACCTTCTTGCCGTCCTTGGAGCTGAACATTCTGGCGATCGCTTTGTCCATCTCGGCTTGCTCGGTCGCCTCATATTCGGGCGGCGTCGGCGGCTCGGCGTTGACGCCGTCCCAGCCGGGAGTCGCGATCGAGACTACATTATCATCCGCCATTAGACAGGTGCTCCCGGCGGCGGTGCGCCGGGATCAACCGGCGGCGCTTGCTGCCCTTGTTGTGCTTGGATAGACGCCTGGAGCTGTTCGACCGCTGCCTGGCGTTCCTCTGGCGTAGTGCGGAGGCCTATATCGACACCGAGCTGATCAGCCACCCAGTCCGAGATTGCTTCCATGTTAGCAGTCGCCATGCCGACCGGCCCGAGCTGCGACGCGACACCCAACCACTGGAGGACGTTCTGAACCTCATCGAGATTCTGGGCCTGGGCAAGCGGCGAGACGGGAATGATCTGCACCTCGAGGCCGTCAATCCTGAGCGGCAAGTCGATGATCTTCTGATCTCCCATCTCATCTAAAACTAGACGCACGAGAGGGACCATCGTTTCTGTGATTAGCCGGCCAAAGGCAGACCCCAGGTTGGTCGCCAATTCACGCATCCGCTCAACGATCTCTGTAGCACTGCGAGCTGACATATTGTCAGGGGGGAGGCTATCATCAAGCAGGGTTTTTTTAATCTGCATACGGAGATCGTTGATCACCAGTTGCGAAAGTTGTAAGTCCCCAGACCTCGGAAGTGGCTGGAGGGAGGGGCCTTGCGGTCCACCATTCCGCGCCACTGGGATGACTGCACCAGGCACGATCCTGATGGTCTGGGGATTGAGGACACCGTCGTCGATGGCGGTGTAGACGCCGGCGATATTAATTGAGGCGTTTTTGAGCAGCAACTCAATCGCCTTATTCAAAGTTTTTATATCCGCGAGAGCACTGAGCAAGGGGCCTCGGCCCATAATTTCACCGGCGATTTTAGAAAATCTGCTGATAATCCAGGGACTGCGCTTGATCTGGCGATCGACGATGTTCTCGCTCTGGGTGTCGGTCATCTGGCGCCAGATGTAGTAGTACCACTTCTGGTCGGCGACATCGAAGATCGTCGCTTCCTTGAGATTAACTTCGTTGGTCGGCTTTTCCTTGAGGAGGTCTTCCAAGTCCTGGGAAAGGACGGCGTCGGGCCAGGTACGCTTGATATTCTCGACCGGCATCTTGATCTTGCGAAATACGTTTTGGGCATTTCCGTTGGGGCCTTCCTCGAAGGCGATCAGGAAGGACGGCACGGCAGTGAACTTAATCTTCTGCTCATCGTCGCCTCGCTGCACCATCATGGCGGCGGTGCCGACGCAAAGGTCGAGGATGAATTCACCCATCGTCAGGTCGAAGTTGGTCTGGCGAAGTAGTGCGAAGAATTTATCGGTGAAGAGCTGGAGGCCCTGCCGCACTTCGGCGGAGCTTTCCTCGGGGATGTCGGTGCCAGGCTGCAAGTCCATCCATTTCTTGTCAGCGGGGAAGAGGCCTGACTGCATACGGTTGGCAAACCGCTGGGCGGCGTGGACGGCAGTGCTATCGAAAACTCGCAGCCCTTTGTTGTGGCCGGTAACGCCGGCCTCCCAGCTCCCGTCGTACAAATTTCGTTGGGGGAGGGCGAACTCATAGGCCTCGTCATAGAGGTTGCGCCAGGGTTCCTTCCGGTTCCAGGCGGCGTCGGATCGCTTGCGGAGCTGCTCGCCGGTCAGGCCGGGCATTACTTATCTCGCTTCTTGGGGCTCCTCTGGAGGGCCATCATGTGGGACCGAGTGTCGTGGACAGGCCACCAGATTGAACACCGAGAGGCGTACCAGAGATCAGGGGCCGAGCTGCCAGCCGGCGAGCTCTCGATGCGGCGGCGCGTTCTTCGGCCTCTCGACTAACCGGCCTCGGCTCGGGCTCGGGAATTGGTGTCGGCGGCGGAGCCGGCGGCGGCGAAGGCGAAGAAAATAATCCACCCATATCATTGGTTCTCCCTGTCAGGATTTCGCACCCCAGGCCCAAGGGTAGTATTAGTAGGCACCCCAAGAGCGGGATCGGTGCGGGTTTGAAAAATGAGTTGCCTGGTGCCAGAGCCTGATCGAGCTCGGCGTCTGGCGGAGATTTCGGCTTGCTTCTGGCGCTCTTGCCGGTTGAGGCGATCCTCCTGTTCTTGCTGCCGTCGGAGCAGCTCGGGATCGGGGCCTGGAGGTGTCGCTGCCTGTGGGCTGGAAAAGAGACCTGCCATTAGAGGAGCCTGTCGGCGAGAAGCAGAAGGTTAATGTCCTTGATCTGGGGCCACATCTTGTGTCTCCCGCAGTCGTGAATACATTTTGTGGCTCGAGCCATCAGGCCCGAATTGCCGTAGAACACCTTCTTCCACAAAATATAGTGTCTTGATCCACTTGTCAGCGGGTACATTTAGTGTATTTACCGTGACCTGGAGGCGAAACAAGTGGAGGTCCGACATACATATGTCCGCAAACTTCTTCGCCGCTCGGTGAAACGATCGAGCCACCAGCGAAAGATCAACGTCTGGAACCAGCCACATCTCGGCGACTCCAGGCCACATCTTCATCACGCCGAAGCAGCACATTGGTCTGCCATCGAGGACGCCGGTAAAAGCGTAGCCGAGCTTAGACATCCCCTCGAGCATCCCGTACCAATCAGGCAGCGCCTCTAGATAGGCCTGGTCGTACTCGTTGAGGTTCATTCGCACCATATGGTCAACCTCGAAGCGCACCAGGGCGCGATGAAGACCATCGAGTTTGACGGCGGCGTTCAGCTCGGTGATGTCATCGAAGATCATCCGAAAACATCGAAGTCCATTGTTGCGACGCCCTGGCTGACACCGGCGCTTGATCGCCTGGTCATGTGGCGGTGCTCGCCGCCGCCGAGTACCAGGTAGCCATAGGCATCGCCGACGTGAGAATGCTCATTTTTGTTTGGCACATCTCGGAACCTCTCCTGGCCGGCGCCCATTGCAACTCTCGAGAAGTGATATCCGCCGGCGAGAGCCTTTCGAGTTCTCAAGCATTTCTTATCGACCAGGAGGCCTGGCTGCTTGTCGATGAAGCGGATCATTGGCGCCGCCATCGCTTCGCGGCGGGTTTTCCAGTCGTTGGTGAAGGCCGGCCTGGCAGTGAGGCCGAGGGTCTTCAGATGATCGAAGGCCGTAACCTCGTATATCTGATCTCGCTGGACGCCGGCGGGATCGCCCCAGATCATCACGTTAGCATTCGGGAAGACCGTCTCGATCTCGGGCAGCAGAAGGTTGCCAAACCGCTCGAGGCCCATATCGAAGGTCACCAGCTCATGCAAGACCTTCCACTGGCCGGCCTGGGCGCGCTGCCCGAATACCGCCGCCGGCGTCAGGCCGAAATCGATGCCGATGTGCAGCGGTAGCTCGGGATTGTATTTGAGATTCTCGACGCTCATCAGGTCGTCGTCATATTCTGGCGTGATCGCCTTGCCCTCGACAACGTAGGTGTACTCACCCTTCGCGTAGCACCTGATCCAATCGAGCCGCTTGCCGCCGACAAGCTGCTCATAATAGCCGGTCGGGAGGTTGTCGAGGTTCTCGGCGCCTCCGTTTACTTGCCACCATTTGCTGGCGCTCAAGACAAACCCGTTGCTTTCGGGATCGCTCGGCAGATCGGCCTCCGCAACCTCGTAGACGCCAGGCGGCTGGCGGAAGAACTTCCACGGGAACTTGCCGCCCGGCGCTTCGCCACGCTCCGCCAGTTTGAACCACCAATGATCGTCGTCCATCGGATTGGTATCCATCCAGATGCCGCGCCAGGTCGGCCCCCCGTCCGACTTCACCGGATACCGTCCGACGCGATGGGTCAGGCCATCGACGATCGCCTTCGGCAGCTCCCTCGCCTCGTTGATCCAGGCGCCGGTCAATTCCAGGGACAGAAGTTTTCTCACATCCTTCGGCTGGTCGAGGGCAAGAAAGATCACCTCGCAGTCGATGCCGTGCGCCTTACCTCGCGTCGGCAATTTTATATGGTGCGTGATCGGCGGCGACCAGTGCATCCGACCAAACACGTTCTCGGGGAACAACTCGGCCCAGGTTTTCAAGGTCGTCGTCCGAAGCATCGGATAGCTGTTCCGCACAATCGCGAACCTCGAATATCTAATGCCGTCCTTCGGCGACGGCTTCTGCCTGACGGCCCGAAGCATGATCTCAGCGGCAGACGCATACGACTTCCCCGAGCCGACCGGCCCGACCAGGCCTCGGACAAAGGCATCGGACTTGAGAAAATTCCAGACCGTCGCGGCTTTCGAGAAGTCGAGGTTGAGTGCGGCAAGTTGCGCTTCGCTCATATGCTCATACCCCACACATCCCCTCATTCTTCCCCCAACTCAATCTTGATGCTTTTAACCTTTCTGACCTCGCCGGGCTTGAGGCTGACGCCGGTGACGCGCTTAAAAACGTGGGGGCAGAACATTTTGAGCATATTATCTGGGTGTCTCCTGATCTCCTCTAAGTGGTTCCGTTCCGGCTTTTCTATGCTTTCGTAAAGTTCAATCCAATTAGATGAAAGATCGCGCTGCCGCCGAAGCCACAGTTGCTTTTTCTTTTTGGTCATTCTTCTTCCTCCGATGCAGCGAAAGAGGGATTGGTAGGGGCGGGCCGGGCGCTACTCCGACTAGATGCTAAAGTGTAATCACCTGTTTTATCCCGCCTAGCCCATATGGCGGGTACATCATCTGCTTGGGCGTAAGCTCGCGTGTCTACTTGGCTTTCCACGCCGCCGCCCCCAAGGACCGTTGAGGCGCTAGGCGTCTCAGCGGTCCTATTGGGATAATAAAGTTGATAAATCTCTTTTGCGTCCAGAATGCGTATCCGTTCAAGAGCAGCATCCAAGTATCTAACGTGGTTCATTTCTTATCCAGTTCCTTGAGGGCTTTACGCATAAGACAGTCCCCAAGTCCCAAAGGGTCACAGCCACGCCCACCACAAGCAAAATACTCCCGCACCGTCTCGACAACGGCCTTCATGCGCTCCGCTTCTTTTTTCAATTCGTTTAGCTGTGCTGCCTCGACAACGGCCCGCTCCAACAAGGCTATTTCGCGATCCTTTAAATTCTCGCGCTCTGCCTTGGCACTTTCCAACTCGCTCAATACCCTCATCAGAGCCATGACGCTGGATTGGACGCCAGCGCCAAGCGATAACACTCGCATGGTTGGTTCTGGTTTCATCCGCCCTTTATCTCCTCAACCTCGACCTCGATAATCTCCGGTCCCTTCATCGTAATCCCCACAACGCTCGGCGTATTTGTTTCAGGCGGCGTTGGTTCGAGTAAGCCCGAAGCCTTCGCCAGAATCTGTAGGACACGGACCTTGTCATAGAGTTCAACTTCCAGCGTCGTTTCGCTTCCTTCTCCCTTGAAGTTGCGAGTCGTGATCTTGACTTTCTTAATCGCTCGAATGGCCTCATCTGAAATCTCCGCTGATGGTTTCACCTGAACATTGCCATCCTCGTCCCAACTGATGATGTCGG